GGGTCGTACTGCTTGGATTGATCAATCTGTGCTTGGGCCTCCCATTGGTGCTGGCTCTGATAATTGGCTTTATCAGCACGAAGTAGGCAATGATGCGGTTTACAATGGTCAAACAACCGGCATGCAGTCGTCTTTCCAAACAGGTTATTTTGAACTGAACGAAGCCGACAACCTTGTTTTCGTGGATCAAATATGGCCCGACATGAAATGGGGTACGTATAGTGGTAACACAAACGCCACCGTATATTTGACTATTTATTATACCAACTACGCCACTGACACGGCCACATCGCCATCGACCAGTTACTATTCTGGCTCACCGTCCGGTGCGGTTAGCTCGGTTACTTTCCCGATGACGCAGTCGACCGAATACGTTTCTTGTCGTATTAGAGCTCGATATATGTCGTTTTCCCTGTCATCAACCGATACGAATACTTTCTGGCGTCTTGGTGCAATCAAATACCGCTATCAGTTGGATGGGAGGTTCTAATGGCATCACTTGATGATATCCTTACTACCCAGAAAAATGGCGTTGTTGCGATCAATTCCTATGTGAATTTGCTAACAAATCATGCAGGGTCGTATTCAACTAAAGAACTATCCGCGGGGTCGGTGATTAAATCATCTTCAGGCTGGCTTGCAACGGTCAGTGTTATTGTGGCTGGATCAACTCAAGGGTATCTTTATGATGCCACATCGGCCGCTTCTGGTTCTCGCATTTATGCCGTGCCCAACACGCTCGGTGTGTATCAAGTGCAAATACCATTTGCCACCGGTCTTTATTTCTCGCCCGGAAGTGGGTCAATCATTTCTGTAGGATATTCGTGATGCCATTAACGCCGGGTAAGTCACAAAAAACGATCAGTCACAACATCTCCGAGATGATCCACGCGGGCCACCCGCACGATCAGGCCGTGGCAGCGGCGCTGTCGACCGCGCGCAAAACAAAAGCCGAGGGCGGCAATTTTACCATAACCAAAACTGGTCCCGGCGCTTTTATGGGTAATCCGTTAAAAGAGAAAATCGAACCCGTTAACGATACAACGGTCAAGCATCAGCACATGCTGCATGAAGGCCCGATCCGTTCGCCTGTCGCCGGCCGCACTGACCATCTTCCCATGACGGTGGCTTCTGGTTCATTTGTGATCCCTGCTGATATCATATCTAAAAAGGGTGAAGGAAATACCGAGGCAGGATTTAAAGTAGCCCAAGAACTCTTTAATCCTAAAAGTGGGGGATATAAAATATCTCGCCACATGTTTGCCTCGTCGCCGTATTTTCAAGAAAGTAAACAACCTTACCAATCCGGTAATATGCCTTATTCCGCTGGTGCAACTCCTTATGGAGCCCATTTAGCGACAGGGGGCAGTACCCCCGAAGATTCCCTTCCCGTCGAAATTATAGCGGCGGGCGGCGAATATGTTATACCGCCACGGGTTGTCCGTGAAATTGGCGGTGGTGACATCGACTATGGCCACGACATCCTTGATCACTTTGTGGTCGAATCTCGTAAAGATTTAATTAAAACACTTCAAAAATTACCGGGGCCAAAGAGGGACTAATGACAGATATTAGATTAGGCACACCTGACGACGAAGCCGCCATGCTAGATTTGGCTCTCCGCGCTTGGGAAGAAAATGGGATTAAAGATGTAAATCCCGAGAAAATGCTGGGCATGATCCGACCCGCTTTGTACCTCTGGGAAGGGCTTGTTGGGATCATAGGGGAACCCGGCAAAAAGATTGAAGGGGCGGTCCTTTTAAGAGTCAGCAAAATGTGGTATTCGGATAGCTTAATGCTTGAAGAAAAGGCCATTTTTGTCGACCCTGAGTTTAGAAGCGCGAAAGGCGGCCGCGCTCGAAGGCTTTGTGAGTTCTCTAAAAAGGTAGCCGATGAATTGGGCTTGCCGCTCATTATTGGTGTTCTTTCGAACAACAGAACCGCGGCTAAGGTAAAATTGTACGAGCGTTCGTTTGGTCCGCCAGCGGGGGCTTTTTTCTTATACAACGTCCATACTGGACATGAAGAGCATATGACGGAGCAATAAGATGGGTGGCAAGACTGGAACAACAACGTCTAGCGTATCTATCCCGCCCGAGGTACTGGCGCGGTATAACTCCGTTAACGCTCAGGCTCAGACTGCAGCAGGTACGCCGTTCCAGCAATATAGCACCGACCCTAACGCCTTCGTCGCTCCCTTAAACGCACAACAACAGCAAGGTGTTGGTAACATCAACCAGCAGGCTATGGCTGCCCAACCGGGCTACCAAGGGGCTATGGCCGGCACTGATCAAGCTTACCAAGGTTACAACGCTCCTAATTACCAGCAGGGCGTTCAAGCCTATATGAACCCGTATTTGCAGAATGCTATGGGTTCGACGGCAGCAATGCTGCAAAATCAAAACCAGCAGCAGCAACAGCAATTGCTCGGCAATACAATCCAACAGGGTGCGTTCGGCGGCGATCGAGGCAACATTGCTCAGGCGGCTCTCATGGGTCAGCAAAACCTTGCCATGGGGCAGACGCTTGGCCAGATGGCAAATCAGGGTTATCAGCAGTCTGCTCAAAACTATATGCAGGGGCTTGCCCAGCAGGGTGCGCTAGCCAATCAGTATGGCAATCTCGCCGGTGCCGCGCAGACAGCAGGCCTGCAGGGCGCGCAAGCGCAACTTGGCGCTGGTACGCTTGGCCAACAAACCGAGCAGGCTGGCAAGACGGCATTGTACAACCAATTCCAACAGCAGCAGGCTTATCCATTCCAAGTGGCTCAATTCCTTGCCAACATTGCGGAAGGCACCGGCGCCCTGTCTGGATCAACCACGACGCAGACGTCACCCACGTCGTTCTTCTCCGATCGTCGCCTCAAACACGATATCCATCGCATCGGCGAGACGGATGAAGGCTTGCCAATCTATAAGTTCAAGTACAAGGGCGACGACAAGACAAACATTGGTTTTATGGCCGACGAGGTCGAGAAGGTCCATCCAGAAGCGGTCGGCGAATCACATGGTTTCAAGACCGTCGACTACGATCGTGCGGCACGTTATGCGGGCGGGTTGGTTGGCAATTCCGAAGGTGGAATGGTCACGCCTATGCATGAAAAGGAAGGTTTCTTTGACGGCGGGGACGTGGCATCTAACCCCAATGACATCGCGGCCCTACTGGCATCACAAAAACAGTCTTACGCCCCTTTCCAACAGGGCGGCCTATACGGAGCCACAAGTGGCGGAACTCCGGGCGGTAAGGGCTTTGTCCCTGCAGCCAGTCTTCCTGTAGGCCACCTTGCCGTTGCAAGTCCATCCCGCACACAAGCTCCCGAAACGCTTATGGGCGACGTCCATGAAGCTTCGACCTTGGGCAAGGATGCTCAAGACCTTTGGGCACAAGGGCAAAAGTTTAAAAAGTTTGCTTCGGATTATGTTAATTCATCCACTGCGCCACAACAGGGCGCATATCGCGGTGGCCTCGTTCATGCTTATGCCGATGGTGGCGATGTAGAACCTTATTTTGAAAACGACCCAATGTCGGACGTTGTCAAAGAAGGTGAGAAAAAGCCAACTGAATTGAAGCTTATGCAGTCTCAGCAGTTGCCTTCGGGCAGCTCTGGTTCGAACGGTATGAACGATCTCAATAATGCCGTTTCATTTGGCAAAGACCTTGCTTGGATTGGTAGTTTATTCTCCAAGGGCGGCCGTGCAGGGTTTGCGGATGGCGGAGACGCAGAGGGATTTGATCCATTTGCTGCCGAACCGGGTGGTATTGTTGGCCCTTCAGGGGCGCAGGCTAAACAAATTCCGGGTTTTGATCTTTCCGCAGCAGAAGACCATGCGCGCAATGCTGGTATTAATCCTGTTGAATATACTCGCTTAATCAAAGGCGAAAGCGGCGGAAAACCTGTTCTGGGCGATGAAGGTTCGTCGGGCGGCATTCTCCAATTGCATGTTGGTGGCCTGTCTAAGCAGTATCCTAACCCCGGCCTTGGCGATGCCTACGTTGCTGAACGCAATCCAGAGCTGGCAAAGAGCGGTACTCCTCAGGATAAAATTAGCTACATTAACGACCCCGCTAATCAGAACGACATCTCCCAGTGGGGCGCTAATTACATCGCAAAGCATGGTGCAAACGCTTGGACAGTGGCACGCAATCAAGGACTTCTTGGTGCAACAAGTCCTGCCGATCGTCCTGCTCCGAGTGCTATGAATGCTCAGGCCGCTACAGGACAGCAAGGTTTTGCCGTGCCCGGCGAAGAGCAACCCAAGTCCCTTGGCGATACGCTCACAAGCGAGAAATTCCTTGTGCCACTCCTGTCAGGCCTCGGCGCTATGGCTGGCTCCAATAGCCGTTATCTTGGTGCCGCGCTCTTGCAGGGCGTTGGTGCAGGCGCTAAGAGCTACGAAGATGTACAGAACCAAATGCTCGAACGTCAGGCCCTCCAGCCTGTTGTGCAGCAACGTCAAATTGATACCCTCAACAAACTTGCAGGCGGCCTACAGGCATATAATGCCCAGACTGGACAAAACGTATCGCTGCAAGATTATGCCAATATGGTTGGTTATAAGGGCTATCTTCCTTCTGGTGGCCAAGCGGCTCAATCAACCAATACTGGCACATCTATGCCTCAGGCATTGAGCTTGCTTCAAATGCAGTCTGCTATAGTTAACCGTAATGGAGTGCAAATTCCTGCCATGAGTGACCCGCTTTCTTTGCAGGCTGCAATTCAAAAAAACGGTACATCCGTAGATGCGAACGTAAAAAATATCGTCGACAACATGAGAGTTCGTTTAAACGAGATTGAAACTCATGGATATACGACAGATGTGAACGGCAACCGCATCAACCTCCCGGGCGCTATTGCAGCTGGTCAGCAAGGCACGTTTGCTGAACAGCAGATGGAAGCCTCTAAAGACTTCGTAAACAATAAAATTAAGTTTACTCAAATCGCCCCTACCATTCAGAAAAATCTTCAAGATATGGAAGATATTTATTCCAAATTTAGAGCTGGCGCAGACGCCCCTTCAAGGGCTGCGTTCTCAACACTTATGGGTGTGGTTGATCCAAAAAATAATATTCCAGAATTGCATAATAGTGATGCTGCAGACTTCCAAACTGCACAGAAGGGTGCATCGGCCTTGATAACACAACAACTTGCCAATATGCCGCCCGGCGCACCAAAAGCTGAACTTGAAGCAATTGCCGCACAAATTGCTCGCCCAACCGCACAACCTGAAACAGTTCACCACCTTCTCGCTCGGGCAAAGGCTGCTGTTATGTATCAGCAACAAATGTATCAAGGGTACAATCCTCAAAAAGAAGGATTTGACGTACCGGGGTATCAAGAAAAGTTTATGAGCCAGATTCCTTTCGATGAGTTTGCTGATCAAGTTGAAAAGCAAAGTAGACCAGCTGCTGGGTCTGCTCCAACTGGTATAGTGGAAGGTTCAACCTCTACCTCTAAGAGCGGCAAGCCTATCGTATTCCGCAATGGTCAGTGGGAGTATCAATAATGCCAGTTCCCGCAAGCGATCTGCCATCCAATTTGGTCCCGCAAAGCGATTTGCCTAGCAATCTTGTTCCCGCTAGCGATTTACCAGATACGAAAAAGCCAGAGATCGGCGGGCTTGAATCATTTGGTCGTGGCGCCGGAAATGCATTTGCATTGGGATATTCGCCGCAATTAATCGCCGCGATTAAAACTGGCCATTTACCGGGCAGCGACAACCCAGAATATATTAGCGAGCTTGCTAAACAAAAAGCGGCTAACGAGGAAGCTTGGAGCCAACATCCTTACGCGTATGGCGCTGGTATGGTTGGTGCCGCTATTCCTGCAGCAATTAACGCCGTTGTCGCTGGGCCGGAAGAGTTGGCTGGCGCTGGCCTACTCGCAGAATCGGGCAACATTGGCAGCCTTGCGGGCGCAGGATTACGAAGCGTTGCGGGAGGCTCTAAGCTTGCTGGTAAAGCGGCAGATGTTCTTGCCAACCCTGTAACTCAAGGGGCTATTTATGGCTCGTCTGAAGGTGACACGGCAGCCGATAAACTTAGCGGAGCGGCGGCAGGTGCTATCGGCGCTAAAGTTGCGCCTATGGTATTAGGTGCGGCCGGTAAAACTATTGGCTCAATCGCTGGTAAAGTCGCCGATCCCGTCGTTCATGCCCTTACTGGAGGCGCAGATAGCGCGGCAATAGCTAGCGGCCTTGCACATGACATAGGCGTTTCTTTGCCAAGTGCGGCTACAGGTCTTTCAACGCCAGTAAGCGTTGCTTCAAAACTTGATTTTTTTAATCAAGTGCCAAAGGCATCTGCTCGCACTCTTTCTGAACTTGGCAGCAAGGTTTCAGATGTTGCAGGTGATGCCGATCCAGAAAAAGCCGGTGAAGCTGTTCGATCGGCAGTTAGTAAATGGTTACAAGACGATCAAGACCCAATGGGTTTCCGTTTTCAAATGAACGATTTTTATAAACCTGTTTCCAATCTATCTAATTCATCACAAAAAATGGACATTGCAAATATTCGCAATGCAGTTGAGGCTGCCCGCAGTTCATCAATTGGAGAGGTTTCAAATATTGATCCAACATTGGCAATAGTATCCAAAGCCCTTGGAAAAGAAGAAGGTCTTACTTTTGACCAAATCCACGCTTTGCGTCAAATTATTGATGAGCAAAGAGACCCTTATAATCGCACGCCGGGAACCGCAGGATTAAATGATACAATCCTTGGCCAATTGCGGAATGCAGCTTCTAAAGACATGGAAGCTTACGCGCAACTCGTTGGCGGTCCTCAAGCTGTTCAAAATCTTGCAACCGCTAATGCTAATGCTCAAAAACTGTACAATTTGCGAGACAATATTTTAAAAACAGTTGGCAATACAAAAGGCGGTCCCGAGGTTCCTAATGGGAAAAAGTCATCTGATATTTATTCCAATATTGTATCTGCAGCATCTGCTAAAAAACCAAACATAGCTGCCTTATCTCCATTGCAGCAGGTGGTAAACAATTACGATCCAGACGCATGGAGCCTTGTCGGGAAAACATACGCGAATACACTTGCCCCCGGCGGCCAATTCTCGTTTGGAAATTTCAATAAATTCTACAATGATGCTTTGCACCCCACTGGCAAAGACTTGCTATTTGGCAGCGGTCCTGCGCGAGACACATTTGAAAAAATTAACGCTCTTGGACGGGCTACATCAGACGGCGTCCCCCTTGGTAGCAAACTTGATACATTTGCTCAGAAGGCGGGGACCAACATTGCTCCGGTTACAATTGCTGAACCAATTGCGGCACTCACCGAATCGGCTCTTCTTGGTGGCTTGCCATTAAAAACAATGGGCGCCGCTGGTATGGGGTCTTTGGCTGGGGCTTATGGCGCGCGCAACATTGCTCGACCTTTATCTCAATATGCCCCCACAACGGGCCAAAAAGTCATTGGCAAAGCAATTCAAAAAAGCGCACCCCTTATCGGCGCCCAAACCATTAATCCGCTTGGCGCTGGTGCTGTCAGGGCAGCCGTTCCGTATGCTGTTATGAAGGCTACTGAGCAGTTACCTACATCTTTATACGATACCGGACAACACGCAGCAGGCGGCCGGATCGGTCGCAAGACGGGCGGCGCTGTCAAAAAAGACGCTAAGGCCGAGGCCCATCGCTTGATTGCGTTGTCTGAAAAGATTAGAAAGAAACAGGCTCAACAGACTGAGCCTTTGTTGAATTTGGACGACACTACCGTCGCCAAAGCCTTGGAAATAGCAAATAGGGGTAAATGATGGAAAATCTTGAACTTGATCTAAAACTGACCGTTGCACACGTCAACGCTATCTTGAAACATCTTGGCGCAGGCGCATATGCCGAAGTGGCAGAAGTTATTAACTTGCTACATGGCCAAGCAAAACCTCAGATTGAAGCCGCTGCCACGCCTGCGCCAGCGCCTGCTGCAGAAACTCCTACAGAATAAACTTTCTGTAAGACAATTCGCGAATGATGTAGCCTTGCTGTTTAGTCGAATAGCGGGCTACATCAAACGCATCAAAGTTATCCGATAAGTACATTACCATCATGGCAAAAATCATGATGTCGCCGTAGTACGCAATGACGTCTTCGTTTGGATCAAAGTCTGCCAGACGCTCCGCCACACGGTGTTCAAAACGGTGGATGTTGTCATCCCCGGCAAGATTATCAAACATGGGTAAGTCGCAAACGTAAACGATCGATGAGCCAAGATTCGCCAGTTCTTCTGGGTCAAACCGAAAGTTCGGGTTGGGGACGAATACCCTGTTGTACTTTTTCATCTACAAATTCCTGCTCTACCAACCAAAATTGCCAAAGCGGCAATTCATTCTTTAATTCGCCAAGCATGTACTCGGCCTCTTCTCTTTCCATATTATTATCTATTAACATAGACCCGCGGGATAAGAAACCGCGCTGTTCACCCATTATCTGGTACATCTTTTTCCTTCAACATTTTGTAGTAATGCATGAGCATGTCGAGAGCATTGTCCCGCTGGCGCTCGGCCTCCGCAAGCTTTTTTCTAAGCTCTATGATGTGGTCAATCGTCCTATCATCCGCATGGCGGTCGGTTGGGGCGTATGGCCCCAACCAGTTAACTCCGTGTGTTTTCATTGCCCCATAGCCTCTTGCAGGTCATTTGAGATGGTAGGCATGTTAACGGGCGATCCTTGACCACCAAGCTGTGCATAACCCACAATATCGTCCCAATGATCGCGGAAATTAGCATCACCTGTCAACAAGCGTGACAACTTAACCGCTATCATCTCTAAAGCTTCCTTCTGCCCATCCGTTAAGCTTTCCCAATTTTTACCGCTGCGGAGAACATCTTTAATGGACTGACTGAGGCTGGCGTTATCCCGATATACCCCATGAGTTTTTTCGCGTTTAGTGAGCAGCATCGATGTATCCTCTTTTAATGGTTCTATTAATCTTAATTGGCCAATCATTTTGGCCCCCATATCAGAGCCCATGAGGCTTTGATTCTTGTATAGAAGGTCTGCTTCTTCTGTTGTGATCTGTACTTCCGATCGGATATCACCTTGTGCCAATCCAAATCTTTTTGACCAGTCGACTGGCGAATGAAAAGCTCGTTTAATATATCGTAACGCTCTTCCCATTCCCGTATCACTTTGCGAAGGCGCTTTTCCTCCGTTACCGTGCCCCTCAGAGGCTGCTCCTCGATGATGTCCCACCTTTTATCCTCCAAAGTTCGATCGCTGTGCTTGCCCTTCAACATGGCTAGCTCGACATTTAGATCGGCAACTTGGCGCACGAGGCGCTCGTAATCTAATAAATTAGGCATCTTTAACTCCATTTCTTCGGATCAATAAGGCGGAAAGTCTGACCAGCCTGACCATTTTGACCATCTGAATGATAATAATCTTCAGTCTCAATCGCGCCGACTTCCTTTAACATCCATACCTGAGCGCGCACCGTGTATCGCTTGCTGTGTACCTCTTCAGCCATTTCCTCATAAGAACCAGAGAACTGGTCATAACCGTACATAAGGTACAGTTTAATCCACAATAACTTGGTTGATGAATTGAGGCCATTGTAAAAAATGGCTTCGTAGTAAGGGGAAGGCAGCATTACGCTGCCTCCTTCTTTTTGCACACAACCTTGAGAACTTCGAAGGGCTTGCCTTCCTTGGTGCATGCCGAGAACAGCTTGAACTGCTCTTCGGTGATGCCGTAGGTGGCAAACAGCTTGTCAAAATCCATGACAGAACGCTGGGAAAGGTTGACTTTGACGTCAACTTCATCACCGGACACGAGGTCGGTGCCGAGGGCTACGATCTCAGCCTTGAGAGCTTTTTTGGCGTCTGCAGCAGCTTTTTCAGCTTGGTCGAGATCGTAGTACTGGTCGGCGAGAGAGCGGTTCAACATCTGTATTCTCCATCTAAAATCTAATCAGCACCGCGCTGATGGACATAGGTATAGAGGATAGTTTTTTACCCGTCAATACCCCTGCATAAAATAATTCTTAAGATATACCCTATCAATCCAATTGCCCAAAAAAATGCAATAAATTCAGCTATTTGTCTCGGTTCCATAATCTTTTAACCTCTCTTTCTATATGCGGCCGGACAAGCTCCGGCTGCTTATCTAACAATTTTTTTCTTTGCTCCTTGTTCTTGCCAGCCATAACTTTCTTGGCTTCCAAATAAATATAAAACGAAATCACTGACTGCATGGCTTTGGATTGGTCTTCGAGGCGTTCCGCGCCCTCCATAACCGCATCGATCGCCGTACTAGGCCTGACCTTGTTCGGCCAAATACTGTAAGAAAGCAGACCAAGCTGCCTCACATCCGAGCGCGACGCAGACAAAAGCGCCTTTTTCCTTCGCGACATTCAAGAACTCCTTTTGCCCATCTTGCCATGATGACTTGGTATGATCTCGACGTTTTATTTCACAAACAAATGACGGTGACGCAGGAATAATAACATCCGATGCCCCCTTGGCCATACCCTCGGCTCGCTCAAATGCCGCCTTCGTCCAGCTGCGCTTGCCCTCATTCCTTGGATGGAATGCGATAAGCCCCCACGAATCAGGATAATCCTTACGCAACCTATTAAAAAACGTAACCTGCTCCATTGATTCGGATGGGCACTCGCCGCGATAGCTCATGTCGCCAAATACTGGGATATCATGCGGGAATTTCATCTGCTCTCCGATTGTATGCAAATACCTTATAGAACTTTGTGCTTACGTCTTTAGCATAAGTAATGGTATCCGGCTTCTTTCCGCCAAGCGCCAAAAACGCGGCCCGATCTGTGTAACCTTGAAACCACGTAGGCGCCTTAAACACCCAGAACACAAACGATCGATAAGGCGTGGTAACATTGATTCGCCAGCACTCGCGCCCAGACTGACTGAGGGTGTTATTGACCTCCCAGCCCGTCACAACATCCGTCTGCCGCCGCGTAGGGTCTGCCTTCATCTCTTTAAACGCAGCAACAAGCTTCTCGTTTGGGTCGACAATCTCGCCTTTGCACTCACTGCAATACCTTGACGCTATATCGTTGTCGGCCTCACAGTGCGGGCACTGTTTCGTGGTCCACCTATAGCTACACTGCAAAAGCTGTCCCGCAACCAATACTCGACTACCGCACCGTCTTCCGTAATGTGCCGGGACGTCCCCATGTTCTGACGGAATTGGTTTACCGTCGAGATCGCAAAAATACCCACTAGCGTTAATTTTGAAACCTGAGGGGTTCGGCCTTGCAGTAAACTCATTTTCAGCCTCGCATGTTGGACAAGTGCATTTAATGTAAGTGACGTCGGCGCCTTTTTTGACGGCCGTAATTTCAGGATTGAATACGTCGCCATCCGGGCAGTGCCGCTCAATGTTTTCGGCATAGTCCAAGATCAGACAATCATCCTTGCCGTCACTAATACGCAAACCGCGGCCGATGATCTGCTGCAATAGACCTACGGATTCCGTCGCCCGTAGCATTGCAATCAAATCCACATGTGGTGCGTCGAAACCGGTCGTCAGCACCGACACGTTCACGATGTACTTGATCTCGCGCGCTTTGAACCGAGCTATAATGTCTGCGCGCTCTTCTCTTGGTGTGTCACCGGTAACGATCGCAGAAAGCTCCCGTGGGAGGCTGGCAAAGCACTCGTGGGCATGTTGCACGGTCGCCGCAAAGATCATCACTCCCTGCCTGTTTCTGGCCTGTGCAACCACGTCTGCAATAATGTCGGACGTTGTCCTGCCCAGCCCTACATATGCCCGATCGACATCAGCCGCGTCAAACTGCCCTCGGCTGTTCAACTTCATATCCAGCGTATGATAACTCTCGGCATGAATTTTACCAATGACCGGCTTGGTTAAAAAACCCTTATCAATAAGTTCCCGAGCAGTAATGCGATCGACACAAACGGCAAAATAAGGATCACTTGTTTCCCGTTCGGGAACGGGATTACCGTTCGGCCATTGGGCAAAAATATACCCTGTGCCCATCCTATAGGGCGTGGCCGTCATACCAACAACGCGGATATTGGGGTTTTGTTCCCGCATAGCCCATACGATCTTGCGGATCGTCGGTGTGATGCCGTGACACTCGTCAATAATGATCATAGCAAACTGATTGCCAAAACGCTTGATCCGGTTGTGGACCGTCACAGGCGTGGCAAAGACCACCGGATGCTGCAGCGACTTCGCCCCGGCGCTCGCCGAGAAGATCGAGAACTTGTTGCCAGTGAGCGCGTACTTCTCGCTGTTTTGGATCACAAGCTCTGCACTAGGCGCGAGGCAAAGTATTCTTTTGCCATTAGATATGCGGTGAATAGTTTCCGCCAACGCCGCAATAATGTGGCTCTTACCTGCCCCTGTGGCGGCCTCGATCATGACAGGTTCGGTAGTTTTTTTGATCCATTGGATCAGCGCATCATGCGCCTTTTGCTGGTAATCTCTCAACATCTATAATCTTCCTAAACTTCTTCATTGGAATTAAAACACAAGGTTCAATATCTTGTGGGTCACCTCGATCCCGGCGACCCATCATTTTTATTTCAGGCAGTCTTTCAAACGACGTTTTGTTAGGAATACTCCAGACATAAATGCCATCTGTCAATTGAACAGCGATTGCTGCCCCTAATGGAAAATCATCATGCCAACGGCGAAGGGCTGACATTTTATGGCAGGACAACATCAAGCCGCCCCATTGATCAAGCTTGCTGTATGAATAATTCCTGCACTTTATTTCCATCACCGCAACAACTGCGCCATTTCGAATAAATGCAAAATCTACTTCGCAGGCTGGCTTGAGCTTAACAACCTCAAGCTTCCAATGGTTGGCAATAATCTTAGCAACATTCATTTCGTTGCTTCGATCGTCACTTGTTTCGTATAATGGTCTCATCATTGCCCTACAAAAATTGTTTCTGTTGGGCAATCTTCGAAGAGATACCAACAACAGTTGTCTTTACCCGCCGTATTACCAAACCACTTTACCCGCCCTACCGACACGATCTTTTTGCAACGCGTAAGGTAAGGGATCGCTTGCCTCGTATGCATCCAGTCGGCGTCAAATAGAAGCCACGTCGGTGCCAAAAAAAAAGACCGCTCGATGATTTGATGAAGCACTTCCCGTCCCCAAGGCGGATTCGTAATGATGACGTCAGCGCGATTGAGGTCTTCTTTTTTAAGAAATGTCGCATCGAGTTGTTTCACAATCTTATGTCTAGGTTCAACGTCATAAGCCGCTACGCATTTGTGGCCATGCTTTTGTAAAATCTTAATCAACGCACCATCTCCAGCGCACGGCTCCGCATAGTACGTAACCTTATCTAAATGCTTTAAGAGCGGCAAAACCGCCTCTTCTGGTGTCGAATAAAGATCAAGCTTGTGGCGCTTGAACTGCGATCTCTTGCCCATTTAAATACTTCTCTGGTTTTTCGCGCTCGATCAGGTACTCATCATAAAACCGCTTTAACGCCATGAGCGCCGTGTCGGTATATGGTTTATCAAAATGTACCGTTTCCAGCTCGTCTCCGTTTGGGGCCCATTGGTAGAAATGGCACCACTCGCGGCCCGTTACATACATCTGTATCTGCATCTGACTATAATAATGAACTTGCATCTTTGCTGTTTTAAAAACAGGCTTTTCGGCACCCCGCAATCCAAAGGGGCACTTTACCTCAATTAAACCTGTCGCACCAATTAGACCGTCCGGGCTCGCGCCTAACCAATCGTCCATGGTGTAAAAACCGCACTTTTCAACCATAGTGCCGGTTTTCATTTCATATTGAGAAATCGCACCATCTTCGTTCAATGTACCCCAATTTGTGGCTACATTTCCCGTGAACTCTGACGGCGCACCGTGCCAATCACGCACCATGCGGCGCATGACGTCGCCTCGTTTAGTAAATGGAGACACACCGAGAATGGCCCCTACGGATGACCCTGTAACCCGACCCTTGCGGGCCTTAAACCATTCTTCGCTACGCTGTTCCATTTTCATTCCTTTATTTTTGGTCACGCGGGTCGGACGCTACCCCGACTGGTCCTCAACGATCTTCAACATGTCTCAGTCCCTGATGTCGCTTGTTGACAGCTTTCAGGCTTGAGTATGGGCGCTCGTAATAGGTACCTTTTTACCCATAAATTGTTAGTGGGTCTGCTTTCCCCACCAGCCGCGTGTCAAAATGAGGACGGCTCGTAAGCCGCCCCCAACCCTTCCAGCCCTAGAAGGGTACTTCGTCGTCTTCCGTTACCGCTACAACCTTGGGACCAGTTGCGACGGAAACTGCGCCACGCGGAGAGACCGACGAAATCCAATTCATGCCCGTGCCATCGTCACGCTTCATGAGATTGATCTTGATCTGCATTGGCTTGTTCATCACCGATGCCTGAAGCAATTCCGACGTTGGTTCCTTACCCGATGCCTTCAGCTTGCCACCAGAGTTGTTATCGATCGCAAACAGCATCTTCTTGGCCTTGTCCTGCTTGACGACAGGGTTCTTGGCCTGCGGGTCCTGATCAAACACCCAAAGCTTTTGAAACACCTTGCGGTTTTTATAATCCGCCGGCGTTAAAATGCTCCAACGCAGCGAGATCAACTTCAACCCCGCCTGATTGGAAATAACGCCAGCCTCGTCGATCACGGCCACGCATTCAGTTTTATCAGGGATCGGCTCAAAATCATTGCCGCCCCCAACTTCAAACTTACCGCCTGTTTTTGCGACATCATCACCGTCGCTCAGTTCCCAAAAATTACTCATTGTGCCTTACCTTTCAAAGATGGGATATAATTCGCTAATGGGTTTTCGTTCAGCTTAACCGGGATCGGCTCAGTAATGCCGTAACGGTTTTTGCTGACGTTTGCCGCCGTAGCGTAGGTAATAAGAATGCGTGTCCCGTCAGAGATCGCTTTCTTCTTGTCACCGTCACCTGTTGTAAAGGTCTCAAGCTTTAGAAACCCTACCACGTCCACGTCATCGACGTAGGCTGGCATCGACTTCTCATGCAGGCGCAATGTATAGCGCATGTATGCATCGTCATCCGGTGGCTCGATCTTGGTCGTGTCCGCGTGAGCAATGAACACCGTGTTCATGCCGCGCTTTTCGGCCAAAATACCCGCCGCCTTACGCAAACGCTGGTGCATGCCTGCCACCGCGTCACGGCCTGCGCCGTAACCGCCGAGAGCCTGCTGTAGGCCCCGCGGCTTCTTTGGGTCGGTATCTACCACCCACTGGCCAAACATACGCTCAAGCGCCGTAACCGAATCAACGATCAGCGTCTGGTAATCGTGCTGCTCGTTAATTAACCCCTTGCACTGCTCCCAAAGGTCTTCGGGACCAGATAAAACCGGAAACGAATCGGGACGGATGTTCGACGGAATAGCCTGCAGGCCATCCTCCGCACGGATCACGATTGGCTTCGGGAAGGTGGTGGCAAGCGTGGTCTTACCCATACCGCTGTCACCGCAGATCGTTACTAGGACCGGACGATCACCCGGCTTACTTACGCTATCTAAAATGCCCATTGGCACACTCCTCTGCTTCAACGGGGTTGACACTACAGGCATGATTGTGGGAATGTCAACATCGAAATGGTGAAAAGGAATAATGAAATGGACGATTACCCATTAGAAAGGATTAGGCGCATGCTGTCCGATCGCAATTTAGCGAAGGTGGCAGCCCAGACTGGTCTACACGAAAACACGATACGCGCGATCGCATCGGGGAAGAACACCAACCCGACCCTCGCGACATTGGATAAGTTAATAGAGTATTTACGTCAGAAAGATTAATTCAAATGATGCACCGCGCTTTTTGGGAGGCAGGTCATCGCGTCTTTGGGCTTCACCCAGTACGTCGTGACGGCAGCTGCGGATGTGGCCACAAAGATTGCAAGGCCGCGGGCAAGCACCCTCTTACTGCTAATTGGACATACACACCCGAATGGTCCGACGACCAGCTCGATGTCATGGAAGAGATGGGCAACTTCGCCACCGGTTATGGCGTTCTCGTTTACAAACTGCTTGTGATCGACGTTGATTCGCGCAATGGCGGCGTCGAATCATATGAGCGGCTTGTAGAAGATATTCCGCAGATCGCGGCAGCTGGCCTTATTGTCGAGACGGGATCAGGCGGCGGTTCAAAGCATTTATATTTCAAGTGCGACGAGGGCCTCGCCCTGCTGACCCACCTTCCGCAGTACCCCGGCATCGACTTCAAATCCTCGGGCTTCGTGGTCGGCGCCGGCTCGCTACATGCCAGCGGCAACAGGTACAGCATCCTGTACGGGTCTGCGGCCGACATAGACGCTGCCCCGCCGGCATTGTTGCAGGCATTGCAAAAGCCCGAGCGCCACCGCGCGGACCTCGGCGGCACTACGATCGACGTGTCGCATGATGAGCTGGCCGAGATGCTTACTTATATCAATCCAGACATTGATCACGAGACGTGGGTGCGCTGCGGGATGGCGATCCATCATTCAACCGGCGGCACCGGATATAACGTCTGGGACTTTTGGTCATCCAAGGGATCAAAATATCCCGGACGCGATGCCCTCATGAAACGCTGGCACTCGTTTGGTAAGTCAGCCAACCCCGTCACGCTCGGCACACTGGTCTACTACGCCCAACAAGCCGGATGGGAGCAGCCTGTTACGTTTAAGCCTAACGAGGCGCTTGAAGAGTTCATTGTTAATCTTACTGACGAGATTGATATCACAGGCATCGACCTTAAGCGCCCGCCGGGCTTTGTGGGCGACCTTGCCCGCTGGATCGAAGACCAAGTGCGCTACGAACGTGAAACCATCTCGATGGGCACCGCGATCGTAACCGTGGGCAATCTCATCGGCCTAAAATACCGCGACCCACTGGCGCAAACCACGTCCAACCTGATCGGCTTCTGCGTGGCAGCATCGGCCACGGGTAAGGACAGCATCCTCGAGGCATCAATTCAAATCCTGACCCTCGTGGGCCTGCAGCGCGCAGCCTATGGCGCGATCAAGTCCGAGCAGGAAATCGTTCGTAACCTCGTCGAGCACCAGCCTACGTTTTACCTGCTCGACGAAGTGGGCTTCTTGTTGGCCAAGATCAACAACGCCAAGACCAAAGGCACCGCGGCCTATCTCGAAGGCATCCTCGGTATCGTCATGTCGATTTATTCCAAAGCCAACGGCATGCTGTTGGTATCGGGCGATGTACGCAAAGAAATCCGCAAGCAGCTGCTGGCCGAGATCACACAAATCGATCGGCAGTTGGAGGAGGGTGCAAACCCTGCCTTGTCTGCGCGCCGCGATTCGGTCGAACTTGCTCTTGATCAAATCCAAACTGGCATCAAAAACCCGTTTCTTTCAATTTTGGGTTTTACCACAAACGTCAATTTCGACAGCGCCGTGAATTTCGAGAACGCCACTAACGGCTTTATTGGCCGATCAATGTTGTTCATCGAGCAAAACTCCACGCCGAAAGAAAAGGAAGACTTTGAAAAGCGGCCGATGGACGAGGCGATGAAGAACACCATCATCCAATTGGCCACAGGCGGGTCATTTGATCTCGTGCAAGGCCGCATTGAAAACTATGGTGAGCGCATTTCTATACCAACCACCGACGATGCCAAGGCGATGCTCAAGAAGGCAAACAAGTGCTTCCAAAACCTTGCCGAAGACCACGCCGAAAAAACAGGCCTTGAAGCCCTTTACCTGCGCGCCAAAGAGCTTGTCGGCAAGATATCGTTTATCCTCGCCACGCCGTCCGGCCTACGCACTGTCGAGCACGTCCGGTGGGCCTATGCCCTCGTTAAAGCCGACGTCGACACTAAGGCAAATATTGTTATCGGGAACGATCGCGCAAAGGACAGCCCAGAGCGCGCGTTGTTTTCCAAAATAGAAAACCTTCTTAAAAACGAAGAAGGCGAAACACTCGGGGTGTTGGTTAACCGCCTACGGCCGAGCAAGAAAGACGAGATTGAACGCGCATTAGAAAAGCTCGTCGAGAAAGGCGCTATCGTCGTTGTGGAAACCGTTCACCCGCGGCGCAAAGATAAAATCAAACGCTACAGAAAGGCATAACATGACGATCGACCTCAACGAACACATGAAAAAGAAACAACAAGAAAAGCATATCAAGGCCTATGACACGATCGGCAAAGCCGTCGATGGTATGACGATCGGTACGATCCTGCATATCCTTGCATCGTTCACATCTGCTGTTTTATCCAACATGGATCCAGCGCAACGCATGCAGGCGGCCATGACATTTTACGGAATGATTGCAAGCGACCCACGCCAGCCCGAGGAGCCATTACAATGAACTATATGGTTGAGACGGAAGCCGAGAATTTTGTTTGCCCGATAGGCATCGGCGGCGTGACGGTGCATTTAAAGTCAGTGCCAGTGGGCAAGGCCTGCATCGGTTGCAAGTGTGCCGCTTGGCGTTGGGAAACCATCGTTGACGATTGGAATAAGGAAACAGAGACGTGGGATACCCACTATAGCGATCTGTTTGGTTTTTGTGGTTTAGTAGGAGAGTAAAATGAGCGTTATATCAATGTCAGCAGAAGACGAGCATCATTTGTTTGGCACCGTAGAGCCAACGAAAGGCACATGGTACCCAATAGAAACATCGCCAGAAATGACCGATATTCTTGTTTATTCAAGTGATAAAAGACAAGCAGTCGCATATTGCGATTTAACTGATATGGATGGTTTTTACGATGAGCCAATTAGGGTTTGGAATGTTGGCGGCTTGTTTTTATCTGGCGATACAGAGTTTCAACCAACTCACTGGATGCCATTACCGGAGGAGCCAAAATGACTGACAACCCACACTATGTGACGCCTGAAGAGGCCAGCAACAAAATTTGTCCCGCAATTACAGATGAAAATGAATTTATGTTTTGCAAAAATATAAAATGCATGGCTTGGCGGTGGGTTAATTTAATTAAAGAAGTAAAAGATATAGACGATTGCGTGATACGCGAAGGACTATTTAGTACAACCCACGGGTTTTGCGGGATGATTAGGAGTTAACAATGAATGTTTTGCCAACCATACAACGTCTAAATGAATTGTTTGATTACGATTCTTATACAGGCAAATTTAAATGGAAAAAAATACCAAAAGGACAAACTAATCAATTTGCCGGAAGTTTGCACCCAGATGGTTATATTTACATAAAAATCGACCAAAGACGTTATCCAGCGCATAGATTAGCATGGAAAATTTTATATGGTCATGATCCTGAAACTTATTTAGACCATATTGATGGCAATAGGGAAAATAACAGAATTGATAATTTGCGGTTGGCATCAATCCACGATAACAACGGCAATAGCGCAATACCAAAGCACAATACGTCAGGATATAAAGGCGTTACATGGCATAAAAAATGCCAAAAGTGGCAAGCACAAATTGGCGACAAATATTTGGGATTGTATGAAACGCCTGAAAAAGCGCATTCAGCATACATAGCAGCGGCAACAAATCATTTTGGGCAATTTGCATCAGATGGAGTTCGATCATGACTAACCATAACAGAAATGTGGGTGAACGGACGCATGGTCGTAAGGTCAATCAATACAACAAGGAAATCGTAAATTTTATAACCGATTTGCCGATTGGTGAGTATGAAATTATTGTTCAAAGCGATTATGAACCATTGGTAAAATACGAAGGTTCAATGGTTCTATATAAAAACAATAAATGCATTCACATTGTAAGGGGGCGGTCATGAGTGTAACGATTGATATTAACAATAAGCTAATGATCGTGGACGATGAAGTTTTGCCAATTAAACATTGGTCGCAAGGTGAAAATACGGATTGCCACTTAAAGGACGCTTGGGGCGTAGTTGCTGGTCCCGACAAAAATGGCAAATGGCATCTTGTGGATCAAAGAGACATGGAAAAGGAATACATCCAATGACTGAATGGCAACCAATAGAAACAGCGCCAAAAGATGGAACACGCATCCTTGCTTATGGTTTTTGTGGTTATGAAGACGTAACAGGAATTGCAACGGTTAAATGGCATCATGGATCATGGGTATGCGATCCCAATGAAGCGACTGAATATGATTATGAAGAGTGCAAGATAACCCATTGGATGCCATTACCGGAGCCGCCAAAATGAGGAAATGGATAGTCCGCCATGAGCGGGACGGCGACAATGTAGTAGCGCTGTGGGAGAACGAAGACGGCGACCGCTGGTATGTGCAGGTCGTGATTAACGGGGAGGTGCAGTGGTGATGGATATTGTTGAAAAGGCAATCATAGCAAAGTACAAAAAAGTGTCAGAATTGCACCCTGAAACGGCGCGTTGGCCTATTGATTTTGATGAGG